ACTTCTTTGAGACGATCATGATAGATGGTCATGGCTTGACACATAGTCTGGAAGCATCCATGCTCCTTACCAAACCTTTTCTGGTACTCCCACATGAGGTCGAAACCATGGTGGAGCATCCAAGCAAAGTTTGCTTTACTAGACGCTGCCCACACGGTGCAGGGATGGTTCCTGAATCCACCTGTGGTACGGTAAGGAGTACCGTCTTTCTTGTTGATCGTGCCCCAGTCCCAGTGGTACTTGGAGAAGATTACAGATGCCATCTGACATGTTTCAAGAGGCATCTTGACGATATGTTTGTCAGGAAGAACCTGAGCTGAGACCCTAGGATCAGGATCAGTCACAAAGATATTCATTGCAAATTAAACGAGATAATCACACGCTCGTCTTCACTATCATGAGGAGGTGCCATGTGCATAAGATTTGATGGGAAGATGATTAGATCTCCCTCTTTACACATTAGCGAATTACTTGGATGTGTGCCAGTCTCATCATTGAATGGAGAGAAGAACAAAGTGCTACGATGCTCCTCACTCATCTTAGCATAAAAAACGCAAGAGTATCCTATTGCCCCATGATCATGAGGAACATGATAGTCTCTTGCTTTATATCTCTGGCACCACATATTTGTAATACCTTTAAACTTGTAGAGAGCTGTATCGTAAAATGCTTTTAGATAGGGTTCTACAAGATTAAAGATGTAACCTTTATATCCAGCATCAGTATTGTCAAAATAATCAGTGAATGAGATATGCTCTTCTGCATCATTGGAGGAAGGAATCATATTTAAGATGACATCCTTCTTTCCTGCCCATTCACTAACTTCAAATTGAGCAACAGATACTGTAAATAGATTAACCTTCGTAGGTTGAATCAGGCTCAAGGGCGATGTAGTAGTCAAGGTTGTAACTGTGGTTAGTGAACTTGGAAAGGAGTTTCTTTGAAATTACAACATCATAAGAACCAGGAATCAACTTGATGTTCTCAATCTTGAAGTTGAACTCAAAGCTCTTATCAGTTTTACCAACGATCAAAGAGAACTCGTTGGAGTTATCGTTCTTCTTATCACGAACGGAAAGGACAATCTGCTCACCATCGCCAATGGCAGCAAGGTCAGGCAACTGATAGATCGAAGATGCCTTCAGAAGTTTCTGAAGTTGAGAGCTATCAAGTTGGAAACACACATCTTCAGTAGGAAGTGTGATGCCTTTCTCAGGAGGAGTTACAATAACCTCAGGATCAGCAAAGGCAAACTTAACCTTAGTGGTCTGACCCTCACGAATGACCATGTAAGAATCGTTCTTAAGATCAATGTCGGGATCATTCATCATCCCAACACCGTTGAGAAACTGTGGCAGGTCATAGATGCCAAAGTCTTTCTCAAAGTTTTCGTCAATGTTTGCTTCTGCGAGGATGTTCTTCATCACAGAAATAGTACGAAGCTTGGTGCCCTTCTTGACCAGAATAGACTGGTTGATTGAAGAGAAGTTTTCAAGAAGAGCGATTGTTTTATCAGAAAGTTTCATATCCACGCTCAAGTTTCTCCTGGTCTAAGCCGCTAAAGTGATAAAGAAGAACAGCATAATGGATAATCTTTTGAATATCCATCTTAGCAGTTCCTTTCTTGTCGTAGCGAGATGCATACTTCAAGATGTTGCTGCGACAGAATGCCTCAGCGTCTCCGCAGGAATTAATCAGATCAAGAGTCTGAATCCCACTGCCAGAGTTATAGTGGGCACGATAGGTGCCACTAATATAGTCCTTAACTTCGTTAAGAATTACATCCTCATTAAATTTGAAATTACTCCGTGGTTTGCTAGTCGGCACATCTTGTACTGGCCAAGTAAATCCATCGGCAGTAATTTCTACATTACCAGTAGAAGGTTCAGGAGTATATTCAAAACCTCCATTTTCTTTCACCCATTTGACATAATCTCTCTCGTCGTCGGGAGTAATCATTTTACCTTCCTCATCATAAAGTTCGTCGTATAATAATGCCCATGCATTAATCATTCTACCACCGTAGTGTCAGTTTGTCCAGTAATGGTTGGTTCAACCTTGAAATCAACATCTCCATCAACTTTGTCATAGAGATCCATAAAGGCACTCTTAGTCTCTTCATCAAAACGATTCAGACAGACTTGGATAGCTTTCTGCTTATCCTTCCAGATAGCATATGCACGAGCAATGTGAACCAGACGACGAGTGGAGATAACTTCATCCACACCACCGTCATAGAAAGTCTTACGGATAATGTCTGCCCAATCTACAAGACGCTTACAGAACTCAGTGTCTTCGATCAGAGAAGAGAGGATCTTCTGCTCAGTAGCAGGAGAAGGATAGGACTGCTCAAAGGTCACAGGGAAACGCTCAAGGAACGCTTCATTCAGCACATTAGTACCGATGAAACGACCATCATCAGAACCCTTACCTTTGGTGTTAGCAGTGGCGATGACAGTGAAACCATCAGTAGGAGCAACCCACTTACCAATCTTCTTCAAGAAGACACCTTTGCCTTCAAGAATAGACTGAAGACACATGATCTTGTTAGATGCCAGGTCAATCTCATCTAGAAGAAGTACAGCTCCCCTCTCCAGAGCTTCGATGACAGGACCATTGTGCCAAACAGTGTCGCCATTGACAAGACGGAAACCACCAATAAGATCGTCTTCGTCCGTTTCGATGGTGATGTTGACACGAATCAGTTCCCTACCCAACTGAGCACAAGCTTGCTCAACGGAGAGTGTCTTGCCGTTTCCAGAAAGACCCGTGATGAACGCTGGATAGAATAGACGGGACTGAATAATTTTTTTAAGATCACCGAAATTACCAAACTTGACGAAGGAATCATCTTTCTCTGGGATAAGGTTCTGTTCGATAGCAGGTTGTGCAGCAGGAGCTTCGTAATTTTTCTCCAATTGCTGGGTGACGGTAAGGTTCCACTTACCAATGCCTTTCTTGTATGGCAGAAGATATTTAGTAACAGTCTGATAGGTTACATCATGCTGAGCACAGTAAGCTTTGATGTCTGCAGCGGTAATTTTAGGACCGTAGAGATCACGAAGATTGTCAAGGAGTGATTGAGGATTCACTTTAGCTTCAAAAGGCATTGGTTTGTTCTTTGTTATGTAGTCATTATAGCGTCAAAACTGGGATGTCAGACGCGGAGTGGACACTTTCTCAAGCGACCAATTCAACGAATTCGGATAGAACACGCTTGTTCGTCTTCTTACTTGAGAGAGACTTCTTAAATGCGTTCTTGATTTGAGCCTTAGTTGCCTCTTCGTCTACTTCAAAATCAACAGAAGTTGATAGTGCCGTTGCTGCCAGAACGAAGTAGGTATCATATCCCATATCTTTAATAGAGAATGACCTCTCTGTCTTCCATTGCTTGCGAGCTTTCTCACGAGTATCAAAATCTGGAATGTATGTTGACAGCATACTAGAGAGACCACCATCCATGACACGGAAACCAATAAAGTTTACCTCTGGGAATGTTTCTTTCAGGTCATCAAGGATAATCTTGGTGAAGAGATACCAGATACCAGTCAAACGAATAGTGTTACCAGTTTTCTTATTACGCAAGAATGTCTGATCATGGATACGGCGACAGCGAATTACTGGATCATTCTCCCAGTCACGCTTAACAACAGCGAGTCTAGAACAAGGATTTGCCTCACCGTCAGTCAGAATAACACAGTTGACCTTTTCTACATTGAACCTCTTCTTAAAATCAGGAATGATTTCATGAAGTGTCAAGATAGCTTCATTCAAAGGAGTTCCTGAGAGACCCATACGGGGAGGTGCAATACCCCAACCATTTGAATAAGACCATGCGATACGCCAGAGATTCTTCAGTTGCCTCTCACACTCTTGAGTATTGACCTTGCTAGTCAGAAGATTCATCATAGCAAAGTCATCAGAGATGTGGATTGTATCCTTTTGCTTTTCAATATAAGGGGTTTGTTCGGAACGATAATGCCACTCATTAGTGAAGGCATAGACATCATATGGGATATTGACCTTACGGCAGAACCAAACAAGATTATAGAGTTGTTTGATAGTGTTCTGTAGAACATGTGCCATAGAACCAGACCAATCAAGAACAAAGATTAGACCATGGTTTTTACCATCAGGAATGACAGTAACTTTCTTGAATAGATCTTCATTGTACTTGTAAGTATGGAGCTTGGACATGTTAAGAACTCCAGTCCTGCTAGTAGTAGCACGAGCATAGTTACTTGCGGACTTCTTACACTCAAATTCTTTTACAAGATAGTTTACTTCTTTTTGTGCATCTCTCTTGAACTTTTTATATTCACTATCGATCGTGTCAAAGTAATCAGGAGTCCATTTGTCCTGAAACTCTGCCCAGTAACTCTCAGCGTAGTCATGGATGAATTTGTTTTCAGCAATAATGTGCTTCAAATCAATCTTACCATGATTTAGATATACAATATCTTCATCTTGTTTGGAAGCAATATTCCTAAGATTTTGATCAAAAGCTTTGACAGTCTGTGCTTCTTCCTCAGGATGCTCCTCAGTATCATACTCATAACTAGGAACATCTAGTTGAGCAGGATCGTCCTGCTCTGGAACTTCACGCTCCTCAGGATCATCATCAGTAAACCATTCCTTCTCTTCCTTCTCTTCCTGTTCTCCTTCACCACCTTCCATGGTGTTCTTAGTCTGAATTTGGATAGGTCTCTCTTCCTGCATCTCCTGCTTATTCTTCTGAATAAACTTGTGGAGAGTTAGAGCAGCGTTGATAGCATCATCGAAAGTCTCTGCATCAGAAACCAGTTTGACAATCTCCCACTCCTCTTCAGTGAAGTTGATATTCAGATAACTACCAACCTTGAAGTGAAGATTGATACGATCGGGAAGAGAGAAGTTATCAAGGTCTTCTCCCTGAAGTTCAAAGAAATCCTGATCATGAAGGGTGTTGTATCCACGATAGAAAGTCTTGTTCAAACCAGCGTAACGACGCTTCATCAACTTCTCAATGCGAGCATCCTCAGTGATGTTCACATAAGACCTGGGGATATCTTTCCACTCATCTACTTTGTTCCACTGACGATCATCGGTATACAGAGCATGACCGACTTCGTGAGCAACCAACAAATCATATACATCTTCGGACTGGATCTGCCAGACGGGGAGGGTCAGTACCCTACGAACCACATCAAACTGGGCAGTCTCCACATTACGGTGCTCGATAATTAAATTCTCAGTAGCGAGAAGTTTGGCAAGCTTTCCTTTGATTTCGTGAAGCATTTGTTATCGTCGTGTGTATGTACACATTATAAAACCCCCGATGGCGGTCGAGGGTCAGTAGTAGACACTTCTTAAACTGTCAGCGGATCATGCAGGCAACAGAGACCCGCCAGAATGGTGTATCCACTTTGATTGGGAGAGCATCGTGCAGTTCATTTGATCTAAACACAACAAAGTCTCCAGGCTCAAAAGTGTATGTGCGATCCTGAACCTGTAGTTCTCCACCCCAAGAAGGATCCCACTGAGGAGATAGAAACCCAACAACACTCCAAGTATATTGACCCTTAGCATCTCCGTCAGTATGAAACAAAGAGATATTTCCTTTTCTTTGTGCATTGAATCCAATTGCACCAAGACCACCGACAGGAAGAACAAATCCATATTCATCCTCAATTTGATCTCTAAGTCTATTCATTAGAGATACAAAATATCCACAAAGAAATTGACTATGCATACCATTAGAATCCATGGCAACCGCCCTTGGATAATGGGTCAAGGGATCATCGCTATTGGCATAAGCTCCACCAATCTTCCAGATGTTTTCACCCATCAAGTGACCGTAGAGTTGATCGATGTCTCCTTTACTTAATAATTTTT